TATCGTCAAGACTATATTCACTCTTATGAGCAATTACTTCTGCCTTATCCGCATCAGAAAGCATATGATACGAATTGATTAAAGCATCTTTTTGTTGATTTTCAATACCAAGCTTGAAATTACGAAGTTCAGCAATCTCTGCGCGAAGAGATTCAACTTCTTGTTGTAAAGCTTCGTATTCTTCTAAGGAATGATTGTTGTTTGGACGTTTTTCATCGTCATCATCTTTATCCTCAGACTCGTCTGCATCTTCATCGTCCTTGTCTTCTGAATCTGCTTCTTCGTCGTCCTTTTTTTCAACAAAATCTTCTTCAGCTGTTTCCTCAATAGCTGATTTAGCTATTTCGGTATCTTCAACTTCAACAGTAAAATCTTCGTTCTCAAGAGTTTCAACATTATTTTGTTCTTCTGTAAACTCTTGGTTCTCTAATTCTACTGTTTCAGCAGAATTATCTAAAATTTCTTTAGACATGTTCAACCCTCCTTTGCTATTAAGAGCTGTTTTTAGGTCGTTCATCATAGTAAATAAGGTTTGTACAAACTCATTGCCTTGGGTAAAGTTTGCACTTACCTGCGGAGATGTAACGGAGCTGCCCTCATAGCAAGGTTCAACATCATCCCCAAGAACACACAACTTACTGAACGTTGCGTCATTTATAATAAAGAAATCCATTCCAAGATTATTGTCAGTGGCCCAGTGACCTTCTAAAGTTTCACCATCTAATTCCATTGAATGAGGTTGCCCTTCTTGAATCACTTTAGTAATTTCTTCAAACTGACCCGTCCATAAATAACCAGTAGTCATTAGATAAGTTCGTTCAACGGTATTATCAAATTCATCTGTATCAGTAAAATTTTGGAATCAAACTTGCGCGTCAGGCGAAACAAAACCATAAGGAATAGTTTCGCACGTAAAACTAATACCATCATCTGAAATTGTAATAACATGACCGTGTGTGCCAAAGTCTTCTTTGTCATTATGCCAAGCTGCCACAATAGGCGTACCCCGCAAAGTTTTAGCCATCTTTGTAGCAGTCTCTTTATTGATATAAGAACCATTACGATTATGACCTAAATAAAAAACTTTGATTTCGCACTTAGACATAAGAGGATTAACATCAAGAGGTTCTAAATTTATGAACTCGGGGCCTTGAATCATATCTACCTCAGATTTATGTTTTAAAGCCATTCTCCCCTCCTTTCATTAATCCTCTGATTCTTCATTTGCGATTGTTTTATCGGATTTCTCATCCTGAGGAAGTTCAGGACGGCCACCCTGTGATTCTCCATTACCCGCATTCTGACTACCATTTTCGCCACCAGACTGTTGAGTTTTGCTTATGGTAGAAGACATTTGGGGAGGAGTAAATATCTCATCAAGCTTCATAACGCCATTCTCAAAAATTGCTGTTGCTAAAACAACACTTGGGGACTCTCCAAGAGCAACTTGAGGTAATAGTTTAGAGAATCCAACTTGAGTTTGCTCTTTATAAAGCTTAGCAAGATCAGTATAATTATAAATCGTAGTTGGTAACATGGTTACCTTGAAAAATAAACGTTTAGGATTTTTATTGAAATTCTTTTTCAATAAATTTTCAGCATAATGCTCAAATTGTAATAACAAATCTTTCATGGTGGCCACATCGTTAGCAATAGATTTTTCAAGAGCTAAATTACCATTTGTATTGAATTGCATTTGACTTACACCAGCTTCATTGTAAACTTGACGTTCTACTTTGTCTAACTGGTCAGCCGCAGATTCGTTACCACGATCTGATAAGTCTTCTACAGATACGTCAGCAAAAGTAGTAAGAACATTGATTCCTACAGCTCCACCAACCATTTCTACAGCATTACGATGTAACTCTCGAGCTTCATCTACATCAAATACTAAATCACCATTTTTATCAACAGGCATTTCTTGTATAATAAGACGAATAAGTTGTTGTTCCATTTTTTTCTGGTCTAAATCTTGCGCATCCTCTAAATCTATAAGTTTAGGAATAATAGAAATAAATAAAGGAACATCTGTTCCCATCAAATTGAATTTCACCGCACAATCTGCGTCTAAAGCGAACCAACCTAATTCATCATCTTTAGTATCTCGTTTGAGTGTATTATGCTTATATTTGATATAAGCTTGTTGAAACTCTTTTGGAAACATTTTTAGCACTCTAATACGATAATCAATATCTTTGAAAGTTTCATCAAAGTATTTGATATTGAATTCTACAATATAATCACCATTCAATTTATAACGACTTCTACAATAATTGATTGGTAATTCTTGTAAGAAACAAGCATCACGTTGTTCTATACGATATCCATAATAACAACCATTACGAACTACTTTGAGAGCAATTCTCGCAAAAGTATGCTTTAGATCACATCTGTCTAAAAAACCAACTGATTTCCATCAGCCTTCTATCATTTTTTCATCTTTGATTTTATTATCAAAACGAATTGGTGTCACTCATCAATCATATTGGTAAAGATTTGCCATATAGCGGCAAAGACGAGAGTAAATACCACTCTTTAAAAAATAATAATTAGAAATTTCTCTCAAAGTTTTGACGTCTAATGTATCAAATGCGCGTTGTATATCTTCTCTCTTAATTCTGCGACGTCTAGAATGCGTTCCTGAAACATCTTTGATATTCAAAGTAACATCATCACGATACATCTTTCCATCAATTCGCATTTTGTTGAACTCATGAGAAGGACGCACATTATCTGAAGCGACTAAACGAAAATCTTTACTCAATGTCCGACCCCCTTCTAATAACCAGCCGCCCGCATAATATAGTCATAAGACAGCTTGTTTTCATCATATCAAGGAATAGCAACAAGTTTTATATTATGCTTCAAACAATATTTTCTTTTTTGTAAATCATTGTACCTTTGCTGACTAACACCTTTTGTCCCACCAAATTTATCTACCGCAGTATAGTGTTGCTTCCCCTGAGCTTCAATTAGAAAATCGAGCTCTCCATCCTCTGTAAATATAGCAAAGTCAAATCTTAATCTCCGGCCACTTGATGCTATCAAATCATCAAACGTATATTCTTCTTCAAAAGGAATATCATAATCAGTCAAAATATTATGGATTTTGACTTCCATAGCTGAACTCATCATAATAAACTCCTTTTGTTTTAAAATTATTAGTCATCTTATATAACTTTATGAGTTCAGCTTTTATAATTTTTCGCCCAAAATTTTAGTTAAAAAATAAGAAGTCTCGCATATTTCTACGCTTTTTCTTTCTTGATTTATCTTCTTGTAACTTACAATAATAAAGTCCATAAATCAACGCAGAAAATTTGTCTTTCTTGATTTTACGAGAAGATTGTTTCAAAATAATATTAGCACCTTCATTTTCTGTAATAAGATTAAGCATTTGATCTCGCAAAATAGAAGTTTGAACAAAAGGCCTTAGATAATCCGCGCGTTTAGACTGAGACATTTTTTGACCTTGAGCTTGAGACATAAGCTTATTTTTAGCTGTAGCTTCATCAATAAGAAAAAGTACACGGCCCGCATTTATTTCTGATTGACAATAAGAATACATTTCAGAATTTAACACTTGATTGGCTTTCATAATATACATAGCATCTGTTATAGTATTCTCTGTTTTCATATTTCTGTATCTATTATCATCATCATTAATAACACCCCAGTTATATAAAACTTCACCAGAATCAGGGTCAGTAGTATCCATTGTTAACATATCTACTAAACCCGCACCCAAGCCATTGCCGTCAATAACAGCTACGGCACAATGATATAATTGAAATAAACGTTTGATTTTCAAAGCTTGTACTCCAAAATGTTCTTCATCAAAAGAATAAATATTTACAATCCTTTTTCGTGGAATCTCACCAGCTCCAGGTGTAACTTTGATAATTATTACTTCTGTAGTACAACCAAAACGACCAACATCAACGCCCATTACATAATAACCTTCTTTAGAAGTTCTATTAGAATACTTCCATTCAGGCAAGTGTATCTTTCGCTGTTTATCAAATTTATCTGAGTTGAAGAAAGCAGATTCAACATCTCCAGTCCATATACTGTTATATTCACGATCAAATGAATCTTCGTTAAAAGTACCATCCATTTTGAGATCCCGCACAAAATTTTTATTAAGTAAACCTTCTACTACTGGAACTCTCCAAGAGCCACCTAATACAATAGCTTCTTTTGGACGCGCTACTGATTTACAAAGAATTTGAATTAATTTCTCATAGCTAAATGTATTTTTATAACCAGCAGTCGTAACAAAGATTTGAGATTTATTAAGTTGTTCATTGGGATCTGAATGACCTTTTACCTGACGGTCAACGTTGAGTGTAGGAATCAATACTTCATTGAGAATATCTTGATCAATACTAACACATTCCTCGCCTAATAAAGAATGGAAACGTCTACCCCTTGTTTTTTCAGATGCCGCAACATTCTCTAATGTAGAACCATTTTTGAAAGTATAGATAACAGTATCTTTAGTTTGGGCGGTACGAGCTTTTGTACCACGAGTATCCCAAATAATTTCTCGCTCTAAAGCAGGAATAAGTTTACAT